GTGGGTCTGGAATACCCTACATAACGAGCGTGGCTCCTGCTGCCTACACGCCTTCGACCGGCGCTGCGTCTACCACCACGCCCGCCGCCACAACTATCACGCCCGCCCAGATTGCCGCGCTGCGCAAGTATCTTGGCTCGGCCTCCAATCCCTACGCCTACGGCGCCGGGGGCGAGCGTACCTACTACTCCGCTGAAGGCGGCATGTTCGACGCTGACAAATACTTCGCTGACGGTGGCCTTGTAGCGCCCGCCCAGCCGCCCGCCACCTCGACCGCACCGCCATATCCCACGATGGCGTTCACGGACGGTGGCGGGGCTGTGGGGAGTATTGCGCAGCCTCCAGGCATGGTGGCGAGCGACGCCTTTGGGTCTGATGCGCCTCACGCATCGCCTATGGCGCCATCTATCGCAGCCTCGGTGCCGACGGTCCAGCCTGCATTGCAGACGCTGGCGTCAAGGAACGCCAATGCCTCACCTGCCCCGTCCCCGATATCGCAGAACCCAAATGTGGGCTATTCTTTCGGCCTCTCTCCGCTGTCTCAACTGTAAGGCTCCACCATGGAAGACGAAATCAAGGGCACCGAGGTTGAAATGGAGCCTGATGCTGACAGCGATGTCGAAGAGCATGAAGACGGATCCGCAACCGTAACGCTCGACGAGCCGGATCAGGCGCAGAACGCCGAGTTCTATGTAAACCTCGCCGAGGAAATGAATCGCCCTGATATGAATATGATCTCTAGCCAGTTGCTGGAGTTCATTGAGCGCGACAAGGAAGCCAGGTCTCTCCGCGACAAGCAGTATGAGGAAGGCCTGCGCCGCACTGGTCTGGGCGACGACGCCCCCGGTGGCGCCGATTTCCAAGGTGCGTCGAAGGTCGTGCATCCGATGCTGACCGAGGCGTGTGTGGACTTCTCCTCCCGCGTTATCAAGGAACTGTTCCCCTCGAATGGCCCTGTGAAGGAGTTCATCCCCGGCGAGGTGACGCAGGCGAAGCTTGAGAAGGCCAAGCGCAAGCAGCGGTTCATGAACTGGCAGCTCACGCAGCAGATGGTCGAGTTCAGGCCCGAGTTGGAGCAGACCACGACGCAGATCCCGCTTGGTGGCGCCCAGTACATGAAGCTGGTCTGGGACGAGCAGCGCAACCGCGCCATGTCGATGTTCGTGCCGATTGACGACGTTTACCTGCCCTACAGCGCCAGCAGCTTCTACACTGCCGAGCGCAAAACTCATGTCCAATACATCACGCGCCTTGAGTTCGAGAAGCGTGTCGGCAGCGGCATGTATCGCGAGATCAACCTGATCGCACCGCAGGAGCCAGAACTGACGGCGCCCGCGAAGGCCAACAACAAGATCGAAGGCAGGGAGCAGAACAGCTACAACGAGGACGGCCTTCGCACCGTCTTCGAGGTGGCGTGCTACCTCGACTTTGAGGACAACTTCGGCCTGGCCCCGTATCTAGTGACTATCGACCACACATCGAAGGAAGTGTTGTCGATCTACCGTAACTGGGATCCTGACGACCAGCAGCAGGAAGAGCTTGTCCACATGGTGGAGTGGCCTTTCGTGCCTTGGCGCGGCGCCTATCCCATCGGCCTGCCCCACATGATCGGCAGCCTGTCTGCGGCGGCTACTGGCGCTCTGCGCGCGTTGCTGGACTCTGCCCATATCAACAATTTCCCCGGCATGTTGAAGCTGAAGGGCGGGTCGCGCGGCGGCCAGTCTGACCGCATTGAGCCTACGCAGGTGACGGAGATCGAGGGCGGCGTTGGCGTCGATGACGTGCGCAAGATCGCCATGGCTGTTCCGTTCAACCCGCCGAACCCCGTGCTGTTCCAGCTTCTGGGCTTCGTCACCGAGGCGGCTCGAGGTGTTGTCCGCACCACATATGAGAAGCTTCAAGACCAGAACCCGAACGTGCCCGTGGGCACGACCCTCGCCATGATTGAGCAGGGCATGACGGTGTTCTCTGCGATTCATGCTCGCCTTCACTATGCGATGGGCATGACGCTGAAGGTTCTGCATCGTCTGAACTCCAAACACATTGATGACGAGTACATCCTGCGGGTGACCGGCGAGGAGATGTGCAAGGCGAAGGACTTCCAAGGCCCGATGGATGTCGTGCCGGTGTCCGACCCGAACATCTTCTCTGACGTTCAGCGTGCCGCTCAGATGCAGGCCATCGTGCAGCGCGCGGCGGCGATGCCTGCACTTTACGATCAGCGCGCAGTTGAGGAGCGGTTCCTTGAGGGGATGAAGATCCCCGACTTCAAGCCGCTGCTGGCGAAGAAGCCCGAGCCGATTGAACTGAACGCAGTGAACGAGAACCTGGCTCTGACGCTCGGGCGTCCGGTGGTCGCCTTCCCGATGCAGGATCACTTGGCCCACCTTCAGGTCCATCTGGACTATTTGAAGAGCCCGGTGTTTGGCATGAGCCAGTTGATGGGGCCTGTGTACATCCCCGGCGTGCTACAGCACATCAAGGAGCACATGGCCTACTGGTACTCGCTCCACATCTACGAGATGACCAGCAACGCTGCTGGCGTGCCTCTGGACGTGTTCCTTGAGGGCAAGGATCAGGAAGTGTCTGCTGAGCTGGATCGCCTTCTGGCGATGGCCTCGCAGCGCTACATGCCAGAGATCCAGCAGAGTCTTGAAGGCGTGCCGCCTATCATTCAGGCCGCTCAGCAGTTCTTGCAGCAATTCCAGCCGCCGAAGCCCCAAGACCCGACCCAGGTGCTTATGGCTGAGACGCAGCGCAAGACGCAGTACGATCAGGCGAAGCTGCAACTCGAGCAGGCTCGAGTAGCTCGCGACGCGCAGCTTGATCAGATCAAGATGCAGGAGCGTCAGATGGATCTGGCGGCGAAGCAGCAGATGAACGATGCGGACAACCGCACCGCGAAGGAGCTTGCCGTGTTTGAGGCCGAACATGGTGTCAGGACTAATGTTTCCACTGGCCACGGGATCAACCCTGGAGCGTAAAATGGATAATTCTCTTCTTCCTCAGCATAAGCGGCTCGCCATGGGCATGGCCGTGAACAACACCCCCGAGGGCAAGAACATGGTCAATGACATGATCAAGCCCCACAAGTCGTTTGGTATCCACAAGAATCTCTCCGGCAAGGACGATGCTCCGGCCAAAAGTGGACTTAAATCCTTCGATGGGAAGAAATAACCATTGACAGGATTGGTTGATGATCGACATCATCATTAAGAGGCTACTAGAGGAACAAAGTCTTGTAGCCCATGAGACTATGCAGAAGCCCGGCGACGGCTCAATCTTTGAGTATGGGCGCCGGGCGGGGACTTACGCCGGTCTGGGTCGCGCTATCGCGATCATCGAGGAGACCTTGGCAGAAGGAGAAGACGATGAGCATGCCAAACGCCGCCGTCAGCGGCCAATCTGGGGATAATCTTTTCCCCAGCGTAGACCCCGGCATCCGGCCTTTCGGATCCCGCGTGTTGGTCCAGATCCGCAGAGCCCGCACCAAGAGCCGTGGCGGCATTATTTACGCGGACCAGACCAAAGACACCGAGCTCGACAATACTTGCGTTGCCAAAGTCATCGCAATCGGGCCTCTCGCTTACAAAAATCGCAATACGATGGAGCCGTGGGCCGAAGGGCGCTGGTGCGACGTTGGCGATTTCGTGTTCGTCCCCAAATACGGCGGCCTGCGCTGGGAAAAGCCCTGCTCAGGCACTGATGAGTATGGAGATAAGGTCCAATTTGCCATCTTCGATGACCTGAACATCATCGGCGATGTCGAGGATCCGCTCCAGATCAAAGCCCATATTTGAGGATTGAGCCATGAACAGCACTGAAAAGGCAGAAATGCAGGAAGACGAGCTGATTCCGGTCGAAACGCCGGAGGATGCTGACGATCATGACGAAAATCATGATTCGGAAGGCCAGGATGACGAGCGCCTTTCTGATTCCCGCACCGAGGAAGAGGACGAACGACGCGAATCCCGGCGCAATGAGCGCAAACGGCGCCGTGAGAGCCAAAAGTTCGCCCGCGACAAGACCAAAGAGGAAATGCACTGGCTGATGGAGCAAAACAAGCTCCTCCAGCAGCGCCTTGAGGCTGTCGAGCACCACGCAATCACGGCCCAGAAGGGTTCTCTGGACCAGAACTACAATAATGCCCTGCGCACCGTACAGTACGCCGAGCAGCAGCTTGCCAAGGCGATTGAGATCGGCGATGGGGCTAAATTCCCAGAGCTTATGCGCCAGCGCGATCAGGCTATGGCTCAGGCCGCCGAGATCAACCGGGTTAAGACCCAGTTCTCGACGCCTGCCCCGAAGCAGAACCCGCAGGTGACTCAGAACGCTCAGCGTTGGGCCTCAGAGAACTCTTGGTTCAATGCCAATGGCAATGATCCAGACTCTATGGCGGCCAAGGCCATCGACGCTGGGCTGGTTGCTGAGGGCTACGATCCTTCCACAAAGCAGTACTGGAAGGAACTTGACAGGCGGATTTCTGACAGGTTGCCCCACCGCTTTGCAGATGACGAAGATATGGAGTATAATCCTCGTCAACAAGCCGGTAGGAGGGGACCTCCTGTCGGCGGATCTAGGGAAATAAGTGCTCCTGGGTCAAAAAAGGTATTCGTCAGCGAAGATCGCGTCAACGCGATGAAGGAAGCTGGCTACTGGGATGATCCAGTTCTTCGGCAGCGCATGTTAAAGCGCTATCAAGAAGTGGACCGTGATCTGAAAACTGCACGCTGAAGGAGCGAGCTATGAACCTTGGTAACGATGAACGACTCAAGAAAATATCTGACCCTGCACGTCGTAGCCGCGCGATGGATGATCGCGCAGTCACAGAGAATCGAGAGATCTCCGACGATGATCGTGTCCAGATGTTCCGCGATGCGTTTTATCAAAGCATGCTGCCTGATCTGCCGGAAATCCCCGGTTATCATGTCTGCTGGCTGACTACGACCAATCCGCGCGATCCCATTCAGGGGCGCTTCCGTCTCGGATACGAGCCGGTCAAGCCTGAAGAGGTTCCGGGTTGGGAATACGCTACCCTCAAGACCGGCGAGTACGCTGGCCTTATTGGCGTGAATGAGATGGTTGCGGCAAAACTGGCCGAACGTCTTTATTTCCGCCTCATGAGAGAGGCGCACCATGACGCGCCACTGCGTGAGGAGGAGAAGGTCACGTCCGATATGGATTCTATGGAGGCACGCGCCCGTA